AAGGCTACGGAACTTGCTCTTTCTCTTGATGTTGCAAACGCAAACAATTCAGAACTCGCAAAGGCTGTTGACGCTTTGAAGGCGCGCGAAATTGATGCCTCTGCAAAAGCGAACGCGATCGTCGCAAACCTCGGCGTCACTCCTGTTGTCATTCAGTCTGAGCAAGTCACAGCAACCAAATCGGTTGATGAGCTTTGGGCCGAATACAACTCGCTCCCAATCGAAAACAGGAACGAGTTTTTTGCAAAGCACAAGGCGGTGCTGTCGGTTTAACTTCAACAACTAAAATTACTTAGCTATGCCCAACACAATCGCAGGCGTCAATCTCGCAGCCATCGCTCAGATGTCGCTGCCGCACCTCATGAACATTTTCGCACCCCTCGGTGCGATCGCAACCGACTTCTCCTCAGACATTTCCTCTGCAGGTGCAAGCGTCACAACCCGCTATCCTGTTAACCCTACAGCGATTGACCTTTCCAGCGGCTACAGCCCTCAGGGTGTTGAGACTGTTGCGAAGACCATTACGCTGTCGAACTTCTACGGCTTTCCGTTTGGGTTCAATGATTTGGAGCGTTCCAAGTCCGCTATCGACTTGAACCAGCTTTTCGTGGAGCCCGCTTTGCAGGCAACCGGCAAGCGCATGTTCAGTGACTTGTGGGACACGGTTACCTCTGGCAACTTCAACAGCGTTGGCATCAGCGCTGCAAACTTTGACCGCAGCGACTTGGTTGACCTGCGTGCCACGCTCAACGGCCTAGGAGCGCCCCAGCAGGGCCGCGCAGTGGTCTTGAACCCGACCTACTTTGCGAGCCTCGTGAAATCCTTGAACACGGCAGAATTCCCCGGCTTCATCCCTGAAAAAGGAGAAGCCTTCATTCCGCGTGTTGCTGGCTTTGACGTTTACGAGTCTGACCTTGCTGATGCCAACGGGCAGGGATTGCAGGGTTTCGCGTTTCACAAGTCCGCGCTGCTGATGGCTGCTCGCCGTGTTGACGCGACTGGAGCGCAGCAGATGGGCACCGAAGTGTCTGACGTAATTGTGCCCGGCTTGAACCTGCCGGTGCAGTTCCGCCGATTCTACGACAACCTGACCGCAAATCTAATTTACTCGTTTGGAGTGCTTTACGGCGTGCAGGCTGGGCGCACCGAAATGGGCATCCGGATTGTCACTGCCTAGTTTTTGAAAGATTGGGGCGGGTGGCTTAACCGCTGCCCGCCCCTTTCTGTATACCGATTATGAAACCAATTTCGATTATTCTTCAGGGTCAAGAAATTCTTGCAAGCTACACAGATCACGGTGTTGCGATTGCAGAGTTCAAAGCGCTTGAGCCAAACGGGCAGGTACTTTCTTTGCATGTGCTCAGGAACCCTGACCGGGTAAAGGGCAAGCGCTTTGTGATTGAGAACATTCAGCCTACACCGCGGCCCACACCTAAGCGCAACAAAGAAAGCCTCTTGTAATGTCAGACTGGCGCGACATAACTGCGGCGGCAATGGAAGGTGCTCTTGCCTACATGCAAGCCGACAGTGTCACCTACCAAGGCGTGACTGCAAATTGTGTCGCCAGCGAGAAGACTTCTGACACTCTTGCCATGGGCGGGTACGAGCAACACTTTGCCGGATTTGTTAGGGTAGCCCGCAACGGCTTTCCTGACCCAGTGAAGGGCACCAAGATTGAAGTCAACGGCACCGAGCGCCGCATCACGAGTTGGGATGAGGATCCGATTTCGTGGAAGATTTACATGGAGGACATCACCAGATGATTGACGGAGTCTTTGCTGCCGCCGTGCAAGACGCTCTTTCATTAGTGCTTCCGGGCGTTTACATTGGGGAGCCACAAGATGACTTGCCGATCCCATCAAGGTCCGTACTGATGGAACTTCAGAGCGACATCGTTGTTGGCTCCCCTCTGCAACGGGGGATGCTTACTTTGAACGTATGCTCTCAAGCGGACGATTTCACTAGAGCAGAGCATGCTACTTTCACCGCGGCCGTAGATTCGGCGATGCGCACGTTGGTGCTGGTTTCTAACGCAGTGCAACTTTACGGCGTAGTGTCTCAATCAACCGATAACCTCCGCGAGGAACGTCACTGGCGAACCTCGCTTCCTTACATTGTGGGCTTTGGCCCCAAACCATAAACACCTATGCCTACATCATTTGGAGCAGTCACATTTGGCGTCACGGCCCCAACCGGCTACCTGCAAGAGTCTAGTCAGGAAACGACTGTGGAGCTTTCTACAATCCGTGACGAAAACGGCAAAACCGTTGTCGTGCAGGCTAAGCCGCGCAGCGTGGTGACGACCACGGTGAAAACAAAGGGCGACGCTGATTTCACTTCGATTACGATTGGCAACATGGGAACTAGCGCAACTGTTACCGGCTCAAAGGTTTCTCAGACCAATGACGACTTCACAACGGCAGAAATCACTTACACGGAACTCAATTAATTATGCCAACCTTCGGCGTCACAATCATAGCGGCATCAGGCACCATTGTTGAATCCATTGACGTAGAGTCAAAGGGGGAATTCAAGCAAATAATAACAAGCACGGGGCAACACTCTGAAGCAAAAATTATTGATGTGTCTCATTCCGTAAGTGTTAAGGGCAAAGGAGATACGTGCCCCTTCGCTGCAGGCACCAGTTCTGGAATGCCTACTGGCGTCACCGGAAAAGGCATTTGGACAAGTGCTTCTGTGGAATCAAAAAACGACGATTTTCGCGGATGGTCCGCTTCAGCAACAATTTATCAGGGAGCAAGTTAAACACACACACATATGAACCTCCGATTATTAGAGGACAACGAAGCACCGGGCAAAAGCTTCAACACTGACATCATAGCCGCTTGGTTAACCTCAGGCGGTGCCCTTATCAAAAACGGTGGCTTTCAGCACTTTATCGACCAAGCTGGAAAGACGCATGTGCGCTGGATTGTAAACTGCGACGTGCTTGCCAAGGTTGATGGCGGTGACATCAGCTTTGACGAGTTCCGGAAACGGTTTGAAGACTTGGACTGGTGCAAGGCAAATTCTGATTCCGACATCTCGTGGATGCGCGGGTACAGGGACAACGCGCGGGACCTCAAGCGGTTTGCAAAGTCTGCAGCTGTAGGCGTTCACCGCGGTGACGAAAAATCATTTGGGATCGTCTACCCAAATAGCCCTGAATGGCTGAAAGCTGAATTCCAAGCTCGCTTCGCATGAACCCGTTCTTTCTAAAAACCACCGTGATTGGGCCGCTTGAATTACGGCCGTGGACCATGACAACGCAGCTTGCGATTTCTGAGCTTGGGCTCGACAAGTTGTCCGATCAAAAACAAGTGGTTGCATGTGCGTGGCTGCAAAGCCGTGATCCGGAAGAGGTTGAGCAGGAAATATCTGACGGTACTGCGATAAAAAGCATCAATGCCTTTTCACGGTGGTTCCCTCTTGCGCTGTCAAAGCCGGTTGCAGAATGGTGCAGGCACCAAGCGCAAACTGTAGAGGACGGCAAGATTGACGTGATACCACAACCGGGAGGCAAATCTGACGCGCCAAAAAACTCACAGCGCCAGACTGGGCGGAAAGCTTCCTCCTAGTTCTGGCGCGAGAAACCGGATGGTCACTTGATTTTCTTCAACGTCGCGCTCCTCTTGCCATGCTCCTTAAGTTCTACCACGCAACAATTTGGGGCAATGGAGCATGGACCGTTAAGCGAAAGCACGCGCCATTAGAGGAGTTATTCCCTGTGGTGCCGCAAGTGGAGGATGACGACGATGAGTAACGGCATCCAAGTCACTACCAACATTGGGTGGTACGGAGAAAGGTTTGAACGCTACCTTGCTCGCTCCATTCAGATTAGCCGCGTGAGTGTGCAGCAGGTTGTCACTCGCCAAGCCAAGGGACTTGTGCGAAATGCCTTTCGCTACACTCCTCCAATGAAGGGGAGGACGTTTGCAAAAGGCTACAGCGCCGCAGTTCGGGCTATTAGGAATACACTCAAGCGAGCAACGAAGATCAAAAACGAGGAACCGCTTCGCAAATCACTTGCTCGCGCACGCACCCAAAGGACAAGGGATCGACTTGAAGAAGTTCTGCGCGAAATAAGAATTCCTGCCGCTTCGCTTGCGAGTAAAATCAAAGCAAACCTGACTCCCGAAAAGCATTACCCGGATGGGGCGGAGCGGTTTTACGCAACCACGCAAACTCGCAAAAATGTCCAAGCGCTTTTTGAGCGCACTATTGGGGTGACTGCTGCCGGGTGGTGCTTTGCTGCAAACCGGCTAGGCGTTTTATACGAGCCTTGGGTTGGAAGGTTTCAAGGCAAAAACTCTGGCACTGCAAGCTTTCGGGTCACTGGAACCGTTGTTGAATTCAGAGCAGTGAACCCAAACCGTCACACAGACTCGGCAACGATTCAGCGAGCGCTGAACTCAGCGTATGACAGGCAAGCAACTGCAATGCGAAACTCTTTGATCCGAGCCATTCAACGCGGAGTGCTTCGGCGGGAAGACGTCTTTGCTCGTTAATATTTATGGCTAACAACATTCAGATCGGCGCGGACACAAGCGGCTTCGTGAGCGGGGTAAACCGAGCGCGCACTGCCATGGCTGGGCTTGGCGAGGTGATTCAGAGCTCAACACAAGGCAACGTGTTTGCAGCCATTGCTCAAGGCATGCCAGTGCTTGGTGCCGCTGCTGCTGTGTTTGCGGGTGTGGCAGTTGCCGCCAAAGGCATGTTTTCCGCAATGGAAGCGGGCGGAGCGCTTAGTGACCTAGAAGACCAAACTGGCGTTGCGATTGACACGCTTATGCATTTGCAGCTTGCCTTTGAGCAGTGCGGGATGGCTGCTTCGGATGTTCAGCCGGTTCTGAACAAGTTGCAAAAGCAAGTCACAGAAGCAGCTACAGGGAGCGCTGAAGCTATCGACAAATTCTCTCGAATGGGAATTGCGATCGGAGACATCCAAGGGCTTTCTGCTGACAAGCAACTTGAAAAGGTGGGCGATGCTATTTCCAAAATTGAAAACCCGGCGCAGCGGGCGGCAATGGCGATTGAAATCTTTGGCCGCGGTGGCGGAAAAATGCTTTCTGTTTTCTCGTCGGGCGGGCTTAAGGATGCGCAAAAAAACATAGGGCAGCAAGCGCAGTTGATGGCGCAAAACGCAGGAATCTTTGACCGCACAACGGACGTGCTTGGGACGGCGGGAAGGAAGATTCAAGGACTTTTTGTTGGGATGGCTTCAGAGATTGTGCCTGAACTGATGGGAGTCATTGAAGCGCTTAATGACTTGGACCTCAGTTTCATAGGGCAAGCTTTTGGAAACGCTATTGCGTTCTGGATCAACTATTTCAAGAACTTTGGAACGCAAGGCGAGTTGATTTACAACACCATGAAACTTGCGTTCATGGGAGCAATCAACTTCCTCGACGAAGAGTTGCGTGTGCTGTTGGCCGGGGCGGCTGCTTCGTTCAAGAATGTATTCAAAGGACAAGCTGCTCAGGAAAAAGCCATTAAAGAAGCCGAAACTCTTGCTCGAGCAAGAGGGCCGCTTTTAGACACAACCGAAACAGAGGCAGCAATGCAGCGCGACGCAGACACGATTGAAGCCAGCAAACAAGCCACGGCAGAAAAAGCACGCGAAGATAATAAGAAAAAAGAAAAGCCTGACTCTGGGCTTGGGTTCATTTCAAAAATGAACAGCGGTTTTACTGGTGGGATGCCTGACATTTCCAGCCTGCAAAAAATTGGAGGTGGTTCTGCTCTTCTATCAGGCGGGCAAGACAACTCGCCCGCCTATCAGGCCGTCCGAATTCAAGAAGACATTTTGACCTACACAAAGGAGCTCGTTCAGATAATTAAGCAGGGCGGCACGAGCTACCAAACATCACCAAATCTTGGAAGCTCAATGGTTTTAACCGCGTAAACGCAATGGCAAAAACAGAAACCCAAATTTCAATTAGCAAGGATCCTAGTGGTCTCATTACCAAGACCATAACGTCGCAATCGTTGACTTGGGAGAATGGAAACGACAACGCAAGGTCATACAATGTCACTCAGGTTGATGGTGTTACGACTATTTCTGAAGAAACATTTGAAGCTACGCCTGATGTGTTTTCGCTCGATGTTGCCACGACTACTGAGCCCGTGGAGTCACATCCCTACTTTGCAGAATTAACACCAAAGCAACGAAGCGATTGGGCGCTATGGAAGCAAAACCCAACGAATCCAATTCTTAACGAATGGAATCCAGCAGATGACACGGACGGCAAGATGGTTACACTTTTCCTGCTTTGGCAGAAAGGCATCACAACTTACTTGGCGCCAAGGATCGTAGTGCGCGTGACCAGCATCGAGACAACCGACCCAAGCGTTTCTGCCGTTGGCCGAGTTCAAGACCCCGGGTACGGCGGCGCAACTGGCACCGTGAATTTTATTCTTGTTGGGTTGAGCGGCCAGCAGGAAGGAAACACATGGAGGGTCTCTAGAGAATATCTGGCTTCGGCAAATGGATCGCAATGGGAAAAGGTCTTATACGGAGAATAATATGGAGCTTCCAAATTTCAGAAGAGGCATTGAGCTCACCTCGATTGAACTCAATAAGCTCTCTGCAGCAATCAGAGCAGCGTCCATAACGTCAGTGGTTGGCGGCACGTTAACCCGTACACCCGGTGGCACCACCTTAATTGTGAACGACCAAGTGCGAGGAGGCTCAACTGAAGGTGGTGTAAGCCGTTGCCCTTTTGCTGTTTCCGATGTCTCAACAGGCACAACTTTGAAAATCGAAATTGCGTGGGGCTTGATTTGGAACATGTTGCCCACAGGCATGTTTCCTGACAATAAGCCGCCACTGCGCATGGATGTGACTGAAACGTGTTATGTTTATAGCAAAATTCAGTTTTCGACCAGCACGCTGCTGCCCACTAACATTTCGTTTTCCATTGAATCAGAGCTAGTTGAAAACACAGAAACCATTCAGTACAATTTGATTGCTGTTGTGACAATCAAGGAAGATGTTGAGCCTAAGTCAATTACGAGCATTAAAAACATTTGCCAGCAGCCATTTCCAAGTCCGTGCTCTTTGAGGTGATATGTCGATTGTAAGTTTCAACAGGAAATTCACTGGCTCAGTAAAGGTTACTGGCTCCTCGTATGACACGAGAGGATTCGTGTTCAGGGATAAAGCGTACAGCGGTTACACTGGAAATTTCGATTTTGAATACCGGGCTTCCGGCGCATCGCTTCCGATTCGGGAGCAGACTTGTTCCCCAGACCCCGATCACAACAAAGACTACTGCAGACCATTGTTCACCTCCGGCGTCACAGAATCAGGGTACGCAAATTTCGGATTTCCTAACTTTGTTCAACAAAGTTTTTTGGCTAAAACCTTGCCCGCAAATTACGGGTACTGGCTTGCAAACACAGAGCCAAAAATCGAGTATGAGGTTGATAGCGATAACATAGGCAAAGTCACAATAGATGGTGAAGCCGCAGCAGAAACAAGAGTTTACATTGTCAAAAATCCCATCAAGGACCTGGGGAAAGATGTTGCAAGAAATGATGTCCCGATACATCTGGCCGCAGGAGTTGTCACCAACGCTGTCCCCGCTGTGGTTTATGAGGGCGACCTGATTTACATATACCGCAACGACTTTGTTGTAACCCCTGAAGATCCTGAAAACTTACTTATCAGAATCATAAGGCAAAAACGTTATCCTGCCACAGATAGGACGTTTGTTTGGACGCCTAACACGTCGCCAGTTTTGAAAAAAGGAGGGTACTCCGATGGCGTGCTTGTGAAGCCGGGAACGGTGATGATACCAAATGCGACGACAAGCTTGCGCGCCTATGATGGCGGCGTTGGCCCTCCTCCTTCTATTCCGCCTGACGAAGTTCTGACTATTGATTATGTCTACGCAGGGATGGGCATAATGTTTGATGGCACCGATTGGGTTTCACTTGTTGGCGTCCCTGAAAGGTTGCTCAAGAAAGACGGCAAGTACGATCATCGAAATATTAACTTGAACCTGAAGTACATAGATGAGGATCAACCGCACATTGCTTTGACTGAAAGCTTTTATGCAAACAGACCTTTCATTTTATTAAGCGCCCCAAGTGACGGAAACGGTCAGGCGCAGCTAACTGCGTTCAAACCAGACCCTCCAGATCCCGGCCCAGAGCCAGAAGATTTGAACCTAGAGCTCTTCTCTTTTCCAAGAGCGTTTTTTATTTTATTGCACGATTTTCAAGACGCTTGGAGCAAGTACCATCAAGACAACAAGGACTGGCGAGACACCATAAACATAGCGTATGGAACCAGATACACTTTTGGATGGGGAGGCTTTAATCCTGAAAAGCAACCGGATCCACCAGCAGAACCAATAGAAGAGTTTTTTGTTTATGCCCCAGCACAAACTTTTAGGGATGGAGAAGTCACTGAAGTTGAAGTCAAAGACCAAGATGGTAACACTGTAGCTGGCAGCACTTTAAGCACGACCATAAGCGTTCAGTTTGGTTGACCTATGATTATCCCAACTTGGATCGTGAATAAGCGGACGCAAATCTGTGCGACATGCCACCAGCGCAACGGGTGCGCTGCGAAGTTGCAGATTGCCAGCAATGCGCCGACATGCCCGCTGAGAGCGCTTCCTTCAGTTGTCGACGAGATCGCCGCTAAGGCATGGCCGACAGGCGCACAGCCAGTGTCCGGCTGTTGCGACTCGGCTCGGAATTACTTATAAAAAGCCGCCTCTGTGTACATGGTCGCCGTCCAAACATCCTCCACAATCCAACGCGGCACCGACTGGGACTTTTCTTTCCAGTTGCAGGAGGACGGGCCGTGCTCGGCCTACTCAGACCTTACCGCGTGGTTTGTCGCAGTGACACTCAAGACCGCTGCCGGGGTGGCACTGACGACGCCTAGCGTGGTGCGGGCAACGCCTGAAACGGTTTCCATGCGGCTCAGTAACACGCAGACCGCGCTGCTGTCCGCTCAGTTTGGCGCCGTGCTAACAATCAACGTCCAGCGGCCCGATGGCTGGGACATCCGGCTAATTGAGGCCCGCGTCACAATCTCATGAGTTGCGAATCTTCATGCGGTCCTTTAGTGGTGACACTTTTCACTGGCGTCCCTGGCATGCCAGCGAGTCTCGGATCTGTGGTTGGCGACGTGCGCATTGTTTCCGCCGCTGGCGTTGATACCGCGACCGTCGTCGGGATCCGCGGCAAACAAGTGGCGGCGACGACGCCGGGAGCAGATCAAATTTACCAATTCAACGGCACCGAGTGGGTGCCAGTCAACTACACCGCAGGCACTTACTAAAATAACAATATGGCATTCCCAATCATCCCTATCCGCAACGCAATCACCACCAGCGAAGCCGCGCCGCTTGCTGGCAGCCTCCAACTGGCAGAGTTGGCCGTAAACACCCAGACTGGCAAAGTTTACCTGAAAGGCAACTCCGGCGTGGTGGAGGTTGGTGGAACACCCAACGCGTTGACTACCAACGACATCAGTCAGCTTGCTGTCTCGTTGAAGATTCCGCAGCTGACCACAGCCGGGCACATGCCGCTGGTCCAACTTAGTGGTTTGACGACAGCGCAGATGTTGCCATCGCTGACAACAGCGCCAGTGTCCGGGCTTATCCCGTTGCTCGGCATTGACGGCAAAATTCCTTCCACGATGTTACCCCCTGGGGTGGCAGGTGCGTTGACCTACAAGGGAGCATGGACGGTCAACACGAGCCCGGTAATCACGGCCGTGACTGCAGGTGGCGTTGCTCCTGCAACTGGCGATTATTACGTTGCCGCAACCGACGGCACTGTGGGCGGCCTTGGCAACAACATCACGCAAATCCTTGTCGGGGATATGATTGCGTGGAACGGCACAAAGTGGGACCTCATCCACGGGGCGCGAAACGAGGTGGTTTCCTTGACCGGCGTTGGCGGCACAACACTGACTCCCGTCAACGGATCCATCACCGTCACTCCCGCCAACATCGGCGCACTCAGCACAGCGCAGATCACCGAACTTTCCGAAGCTGGCAAGGTCCCGCAGCTTAACTCGGTGGGGCAAATCTCCACGGCGCAGCTACAGATTGCGACCACCGCGCAACTCGGGATCCTGAGCATTGACTCCGCGGCCAGCAACGGTTTGTTTATCTCGAACGCTGGCGCCGCGAAAGTTATTCCCGGCACGTCCACGGTGGTGGGTGGTGTTAAGTCCTCGGCATCCATCGAAATCGCTGTAGACGGCACCGCAACTGTCGCGAGCGCAGGAACTTACTAAGCCATGGCATTCCCGATTATCCCTAAAAAACGGTCAGGGGCGACGGGCAATCCGTCCTCCTTGACCGTCGGCGAACTGGCCGTGAACACCGCCACAGGAGAACTCTTC